TTACCATACATATCAATTAACACACGATATTAATTGAAAGTGATCTTTTCGATAGATGCCGGTATGAATTTACCCTTACGAGCTTGAGCTTTTTCAACGGGGGTAAACAGCACAATTTCTTTGAAAATGTCTAATACGAGGTCGTGTCTTTCTTTGTCATTTAGCAGGGGCCAGAGATCAGGGAGCTCAAATAGAAGATCACCCGGTTCTGTGACCTCCTTATTTAGAGTTTCCGGCATTATCTTTAATTGTTCTACTATTGTCCTCTCGTTCGTAAGCTCGTCCCTCGTATGTTCTCTGAGTTCATTCTCATCAATAAGGTCATCGGCATACATGCGCTGCCATTTCTTTTTACGCTCTTTAACCTTCTCTAACTCCTTAACTAAAAATTCCCGTTCTCTTTCTTCAGTCGATTTTTCTATTGTGACTGCAATTTGCTTAAGTTGCTTATGGTCAAGAGAAATATCATTAATCCAATCCATTATTAAGTTTTCGACTAGTTCTTGTCGGAACATTGGCATCGTACAGCCTTTTCCCATTTGGCGGTTTCCGCACATATACGATTTTATTTTGTTGTAGCTTCCGTCTTTCCTCTTATTCTGGTGGTACCTGCCTGACATCTTATGCCCACACTTCCCACATATCAGCACGCCAGAGAAACAATATTCTCTCGACTGAGGGAAGCCCGTGAATGAACGGCGATCCATTTCAGCCTTGTGTTCCTGGTATTCTTCCCAAGTAAACAATTTCTCCTGTGAACCATCACCGAATGTAAGAGGGACAACGCCTTCCTTTTTGCGGCTGACATACTTTCCATTAGCTTTCTTCGTTCCATACCTGAGTTTGCCGGCATAATAGGGATTATCCAGTACGTACCATACGCTGAACGCAGACCATGTATATCCTCGCCGTATGAATCCCATTTCGTTCATTCTTTCTGCAACTGCCTTAATGCCATCGCCTTCCATATAAAATTTCCGCACTAGCCTAATCTGAGCTATCTCCTCCTCGACCAGACGTTCATACTTGTCATATCCAAAATTAATCGGACCTCCCGGACGACGCCCCTCAATCACCATTTGTTCCATACCCATACGTACACGCTCTGCGGTGTTCTCACGCTCCCACTGAGCGATATCAGCGACCAGGCGGATAAATAGTCTGCCTGTCGCTGTGCGCGTCTCAAATGACTCCGTACAGCTCTGAAACTTGACGTTATGCAACTCGAACATCTTTAATAGATTGTCGCAGTCACTCGCTGAACGGGTCATGCGGTCAAGTTTATAGACCAGCACCACATCAAATAAACGGCCCTCCACATCTTTAATCATCCGCTGCATTTCTGGCCTCTTTAAATCTTTGGCAGACCAACCATCGTCAATATAAACCTCAGCGACATCCCAATCTTGAGAATCAGCATATGAGATCAGTCTGCGCTTTTGAGCTTCAATAGAAAACCCATCGCTTGCTTGCTCATCAGTAGAGACACGAATATAAATGGCAGCCTTCATTCTTCGTGCACCACCGAATGAGATATATTTAATTTTTTCATCCTTTTTAAGAAAGCATTTATTTCTTTGATTTCTCGAAATAATCGGTAATGGCCACAAGTTACAATAACATCAAATTCTTTGTTTTCAGCATCCTCAATTAACAATTGCAACCCTTCACGATTAGAATCATGTCCACTTTTGCCCTCATCGCTGTAAACACCATACAATTCAGCTTTCTTAAAAGAAATGTACCTTTGACACAATTCAATTTGTTTCTCGATATGAGTTTCAGTGTTCAATGATCTAGCATAAATAGCAATTTTCATAGTAAAGCTCCTCCTTAGAAATCTCCATTTTCAAATATTAAAACTTGTTCAATGTCTTTCATCTGTACTACAAAACGTTTCGCTGCTCCACCGTATTTTAAACTGATAGTGGGAAAGTCGATGCCGATCTGCTCATCTTTATATCTCAAATCATTAACAGACAATTGGGTGCATTTATATCCATAGAAGTCTTCGATCTCCAAACGCTCAAAAGGACCATCTACAGAAAAAAAGAAGCCTGATTCCGAATTCATTGCCGCTGAGTCGGCTTCAATGACAATCTGAGATGGTCCAGGTATGTCTGCATTGCTGTCATAATAGGCATACAGTGTAATTCCATCCTCAAAAGGTAATTCAGTTGTTGCAGCCGTTTCATGTCGTGTAGTAGTAACATGCTTGGCTATTAAGACATCAAATTGTCCCTGCAAGATACGACGATCGATTTGAGTTAGGCGTTGCTCGGCTAACTTGAGTGTGACTTGGAATGTTTCAGCTATGTATTGAATTGCTTCGCTTCGTCTATCGGGAATTGGTAGAATTTCAAGCATAAAAAAAGGAATAGCGGCGTATAGAACAAATTGATCAGCTTCGGTTTCTTGGGCTTCTTTGAATAACCTAGCCATTTTTCTTTGGTCACCAAAGTGGCGAATGACATGACACAATTCATGAAAGAAATTCAGTCGAGAGGTAGCATTGTTATCTTTTATATTCAGGAAAATAACACGTCTTTCATTATCCGAAAATGGTTTGCAGGTGTCATAGAATACCTCAGCGTTAAAGCTTTCAGCAATCGCTTCGATATCGTTGAGATCTTCAGGGGCTTGAATGCAATTAGATAAATATAATTCATTGAGTAGTTGCTCGAGCACGGTCTCTTTATAGTAAGAGAAATTCATAATATGCACTCCTTAGGAACGTATGTTTGGTTTGATGGTAAAAAGAAAAGCCATTACTGGCTTAGTTATTTTTCATTATCTTCCATTTGTTTTTTTAGTCGTTCTTTAGTCTTTCTATACCGGAACAATGCAGCTTCCATTTCCTCAATTTCGTCTTCAGTGTATTTATCAGGCCCACCGAGAAAAGACATATTAGCTTCTATGAAGCGTAGTTTGTCAGTACGTCCAAGGAGATAGTCACCATCGACATCGAAAAAATCTGCAAACTTAATTAATTCAATATCCTCTACCGGACGCTTCCCCGCCTCAATACGAGATAAGACACTATTGTTCATATCTACTTTATCTGCTAGATCCAATTGTGTAAGTTTCTTTGACTCTCTCAGCTTTCTAATACGATCTCCTGTAATCGACATTTCCCACCACCTATTTTCCAATATAGCAATTATATAATATCATTTTTCTGATTTAGAAAAAGCTATTTTGCTAAAACAACAAAATTAGTATTGACATTGCTAAAATAGCAAAGTATATTTATGTTATTGGATTTGCTAATTCAGCAAATAATGGGGAGGTGCAAGATGAAAAAAGAAACTAAAATCACTATGGATATAGTTAACTTGTCATATGTGAAATATCGTAGATTGAAATTGAACTTGTCACTGCAAGACATGGCTGAGTCATTAGGATTTAAAAATGCTTCGACATATATGAAATATGAGGATGGAACGTATTTGTTTAAAGCTAATCACTTGCCTACACTAGCAAATAAATTGAAATGTACAATCAGAGATTTTTTTGAAGATACATTTGCTGAATTAGCAAAAAAATAAAAAGTCCGCAACATTTGAAGAGAAGGAGGTGATCTAGCTGGAAGATTGTTTGGTCATATGAACAAAGCTGTCCTCATTATACAATCATTAAATTTTAGGAGTGATCATTAATGAAGCCGAAAGGTATGAGTGAAACTGCTTGGATGAAACTTCATATTAGGGTCAAAGGCTACATGATCAAATATGAAAAGCAACTTCGGGAAACTTTGGAGAGTAAGCGCCAGAAAAATGCTTCGTGATAGAAGAAAGCCGCTGGAGCTGTACTGGCTGCCAGCGACGAAGGGGATGACGATAAGGGGGAACGTCTTGCTTACAACTAAATTTTATTCTAAACAAACGCCACAAAACAATCGGAGTAGTGAGCCATATTGTCCGTTTTGAAGTCTTAAATGAGCTATATTGTCCAGTTTATCGGATGCTATCGGACAGAAGGAGGTGAGATAATTTGTCTATAGGAGATGTGTTTCAAGAGTTCCGTAAAGAGAAGGGTTTGACGCAAGAGGAATTCGCTGAGCAAACATTTTTAGATCGATCCTCTGTTGCCAAAATCGAGAATGGAAAGCGACCGGCACCTAAGGATTTCATGTTACGGACGGCAACCACTTTTGATGAACCGCGCCTTTACTTGGCAGCACAAGAGGAAGTCACCGATGGTGCCTGCGTTCCATGGTTGGACAACGCAGACTTACATAGAGCTGCTACACATTATAAATCGATGGAAGAAGCAGAAGAGGCACTGGCCGCAATGAAGACTGCACCTATCATGAAACGGCCTGATCAATTGACTGCGGCGGATCGTGAAGCGATTAAGATAACAATTTTTGAATGTGTTGAGGCGATAACCGCCCTCACTCATCATGTTGCAGTACTTTGTAAGGAATACACGTTCAGTTGGTTGGGAATTTGGAAGGAACATCGCGCCGAATTAAAAGCCAAAAAATATATGAATTGAGGGGATCAAAGTGGACAGAACGCAGTTGGTCACAGAAGCAAAGCAGGCTGGAAGAAACGCTAAGTATAACCTGCAGGTCATCCAGAAGAATCCAACAAAGATGTTGCCAGGCAAGATGGAGAATGCAGAATCGTACTTGAACATGATGATTAACTTTGCAGAAGAAGAAATGAAAAATGCCCGCCGGCTAGGGCGGACACAGTTGAGAACTCGGTTAAAGAATCTCGTTACGTCTATTTTAACCCCTGAGAGCCATAAGGGCAAGGGTGAAGTAGTATGACCCATTCCATTCAATTGGCACAGTCATATGTTGCATCTTCTCAGGATATGAAGTCAAACACCAAGGCAGTTGTTGAAGCTCTTGCAGAAGGTCGCATAGAAAGTGATGAATTTCAGAGGCTTTGGGTAGAGAGGGATGCATTCTTTCTATCTTGGAACAATGCAACTGCAATATTACGGGAGCTACCATTTGAAGAGGCTTTAACTACTTACAAAGAAATTGAACGTTTGCGAACTCAAGTAACTCAATAAAGGACAGGCCATTCGGCCTTGTCTCACAGCGTCGGGTGATTTCATAACCTACCCCCATTCGGCGTTGTGAGATGCGGCTGAAGCATCAATACATATGAAAGGAGGACAAGCCATGCAAGTCATTCAGAAGTTGACCGTTGTATCGAATCCGACACGAGTATTTGAAGTTGGGACTGAGTTAAACGGTAGGGAAGTTATCGAGATCAGACAGGTTGGCCACGAATATGAGGATCATGTTCATTCGGAATTCATCATCCAAGATGAGAATGGAGATTTGATTTCAAGTATTGAAAATGCACCGGTGATCTTGGATTACAAACAAATTGTTGAGCACGATGAAACTGAAAAATGACCCTTGGCATAGGGTCATCGGCATTAATAATTCACTTGCCCCCATATTAGCAGATTGGGGGCTCAATACACAAGAGGGAGTGATCGGTTTGAATAAAGCACTTTCGGCTTATTCGCTTGATATTAGTAACGCAAACATTGAAACGATCGTTGAGCCAGCAACGCTATATGTTCCACCGGTACTGACAATTCGAGGGTCCTTTGGATCCATTCAACTTCACGCAATTAACGAACAACTGGCAGAGATAGAATGCGCTCTGCGGCAACACTTGGAGGGTATTCGTTACTCGGAGACACCGGATCAACAGCTGATTTTGAATGCTGAGATCAATCAAGCTATAGAGGAGGCAATCGCATGAACAAGCAGGATATTGTAGTCAGATTGTTGGCATTGCCCGCAGAAATCGCAAAAGCTGAGGAAGAAGTGTTACAGGCGAATGAATCTTTGGTGTCGGCAAAGGAACTGCTTCAGGGAAAGGAAGATGATCTGTTGCTCGGCAATATGATCGATGGCAAGAACGCTGAGATTAGGGCGGCTCAGATGCGTCAGAATACGGTGCATGAACGCGAGATTTTAGCTGAAGCCGAATTAAACCTGAAAAATGAAGTCACTCGCCTTGGGAGATTACGTGATGAGTTCCGAGCGCTACAAGCAGTAACCTCTTTGCTTAAGGGGGATGTTGCATGAAGAAGATTATTTTAGAGAGCTTGACGTATCGTAATTTTAAGGGGTTCCGTGAGTTTGTCCTGGATACCAAAGGTGGCAATACCGATGCCCTAGGAGATAACGGTACCGGAAAGACAACTTTGTTCGATGGATTCATATGGCTCCTGTTCGGTAAGGACAGCAGCAACAAAACGGATTTTAAGATCAAAGGTTTAGACGCTGCAGGTAAAGTTCTACAGCACAAACTCGAGCATGAGGTCGAAGGTGATTTCCTAATCAATGGCCGCCGTAAAACCTTCCGTAGAGTATATGCAGAGAAATGGACCAAGAAGCGTGGATCCGCTACGGACACCTTTGAAGGACATGAAACTAGCTATTTCATTGATGGAGTGCCTTACAATGCAGGCGAGTATAAGGCGGAAGTTGATTTGATCATCAAAGAGGATTTGTTCAAGCTATTGACCAGTCCAACGTTTTTTAATGAGCAGCTGAAGAAAGAAGAGCGTCGGAAGGTATTGTTGGAGATCTGTGGAGACATAACAGATGCCGAAGTTATTCATTCGAACGACGCTTTAGAACGTCTTCCTTCTATATTAGGAGATCGAGACGTTGAATCTCATCGTAAGGTTGTGGCAGCCCGTTGCAAAGCAATCAACGATGAGATTAAGGATATTCCAATCCGTATCAGTGAAGCACAACGGAGTCAACCGGACATTGCTGATCTAGATGAAGAACTACTGCATGATGACATCGATCATATCCGTAGTCAGATCAAGGGCAAGGAATCGGAGCTCCTACGAATCCAGAATGGTGGAGAGTCAGCGGTTAAGGAGAAGCGGTTACGCGAGATCGAAGGAGAACTGATCTCTATTGAGAACCGACTGCAGTCTGCGGTCCTGGATAAAGTATCTGTAAAGCGTGATGAGGTTGGCCAACTACAATCTGAGTTTGATGCATTACGTCGTCAGTTAGATGATAAGCAACATCGGATTAAGACGAATGAACGGACGATTGATTCCCGTAAGCTTGAATCAGAACGATTAAGAATAGAATGGACGGAAGTGAACGGATCGGCATTCGAGGGGCATGAACATGATGAGAATTGTCCGACTTGCCGACAAGCCTTGCCTCAGGAACAAATTCATGATGCATTTACAAAGGCTGTCGCTTCGTTCAACAAGAATAAATCGGAACGATTAGAACAAATCAGCGCCAAGGGTAAGGTTTCCACTGAGGAAGCTCGTCAGCTAGAGCAGAATAATATCCGCTTGGCTGATGAAATAAATATTTTGACTGATAAGTTAGCTATTTTACAAAAAAATCTAACAGCAGCTGAAGTCCAACTTACCGATCTACGGTCTGGAATTCAGGACCCAGGATCTGATGCAGAGTATCAAAAGCTAACAGAAGAGTCAGAAATGATTAAGCAGGAGATCACATTATTACGGGATTCTGCAAAAGAAACAATTTCTAAAGTACAGGCTAGTATTACATCCTTGACTACAGACCTTCGTAATCTCGAAGAGGACAATGCTAAATTTGCTCAGGTTCGTAAGACTGAAGAACGGATTGCTGTATTGGAGCAACAAGAGAAGGGATTGGCTGTCGAATATGAGCGCCTGCAGGAAGAGTTATTCCTGACAGAAGAATTTACTCGCACGAAAGTGTCTCTTCTAGATTCTAAGATCAACTCGAAATTCAAGTATGCCAGGTTCAAATTGTTTGATGAGCAGTTGAACGGTGGGTTAAAGGAGCTCTGTGATACCACTTTCAACGGTGTCCCTTACGGCGGCGGTCTAAATAATGCAGCTGAGTACAACGTTGGTTTGGATATCATTAACACACTCAGTCAGTACTACGATATATCAGTTCCAATTTTCTTCGATAATGCTGAGTCTGTGACAAAGCTGATCGATACAGATGCTCAGGTGATCCGTTTGATCGTATCAGAAAAGGATAAGAAGCTTCGCATCGTGACTAAGAGTAGCGACATACAGGAGGCGATTTGATTGTTGTTATGGTTAGGTGATCAGATCGAATATCGCACTACTGATGGAAAAACAATGATAAGTAAAGTAGCTGGTGTAACTGGCAGTAAAATTTATCTTCAAAACGGTGGAGTTACCTATGAAAGCTACGTGATTAGAAAAATAGAAAATAAATAGTGGAGGCGATTTAATTGAGCACCGCAGATCAAACAAAGCAACAATCAGCTCCGGCAGAGATTGCCAAGAAAGAGCCAACGCAATCAGAACGCTTTATGACCAAGGTTATTAGTGAGTTCGGATCCAATGTTGGAGAGGTTGCATTAACCAATTTCCAGAAGCGTCTAGCTCAAAACTATTTCATTGCTCTTGATTCAGTTTTAAAGACTACCGAAGAGAAGCGTTTGAAAAAGGCTGAGAAATACCGTGATGCATTGCCTGTTACCTGGGCTAACGTGAACATGGACAAGCTTGCCCGTGATGTGGTGGCAATGGCAAGAGTCGGATTTGACCCTTCTCAACCTAATCACATTAATCTGATTCCTTTCAAAAATAACAACACGAATAAGTATGACATTGCCTTTATCGAGGGATACCGTGGTATTGAGCTTAAGTCTACAAAATATGGTATGGATGTACCTGACCATGTTGCAGTGGAATTGGTCTACTCATCCGATAAATTCAATCCGATCAAGAAGGACATGAACAACAAATACGAAGGCTATGAATTTGATATCGTAAATGCTTTTGATCGGGGCGAGATAGTAGGTGGCTTTTACTATCATCTATTTTCGAAGGCTCCTGAAAAGAATAAGCTCGTCATCATGACGATCAAGGATATTGAAAAGCGTAAACCTGATCACGCTAGTCCTGAGTTTTGGGGTGGAGAGAAGGACAAGTGGGTGGACGGTAAGAAGGCCGGCAAGGAACAGGTCGAAGGCTGGCGTGAAAAGATGTGTTGGAAGACAGTGTATCGGGCTGCGTTCAGCGACATCACGATCGACTCACAGAAGATCGATGACGATTATCTACGTTTAAAGCAGATGGAGAGTGACCTCTCTGAAGCTGAGGTTGCACAGGAGATCAAGGCAAATGCGAATGGAGATATCATCGACATTACTCCGGATCCAGTAACAGCAACTAACGCTTCACAGAATCAAGATCCGGATCCACAGCAAGAGGGGTTAAATCAGGATGAAATGGATTTTTCCGGTGATGTTCCACCTATGAAAGGGACCGGCGACGGTCCGGACTTCTAATGATTGATATAACTTGTCTCGGCTCCAGTAGTGCAGGAAATGCCTATCGTATTACAGATGGGCATACCTCGCTTCTACTGGAAGCTGGTTTTCCTTATAAGTCGATTCAGCGAGAACTACAGTTCAAGATGTCGGGCATTGCAGGATGCTTGATCACACATGAGCATCTGGATCATTCAAAGGCTGCTCCTGACATCATGCGAGCAGGCATCAACATTTATACCAGTCAAGGGACAGCAGATGCCAGAGGGTTGTCTGGGCATCGTCTGAAGGTCATTAAGGCTTTAGAACAATTCACTATTGGAACATGGACAATACTACCTTTCGATATTCAGCACGATGTGGAGGAGCCGTTGGGCTTCCTTCTTGCAAATACAGTAGGGGACAAGCTGGTATTCCTTACAGACACTTATTACTGCAGGCATCGATTTAGAGATCTGACTCACATCATGGTCGAATGCAATTATTCGCTAGACATTGTAAATCAGAGAGTGTCTGCAGGTACGTTACACCCAGCACAGAAGAAGCGACTTCTTCGCTCACACTTCGGTCTAGAGCATGTAAAAGATTTCTTGAAAGCCAATGATATCCGCAAAGTTGAGGAAATATGGTTGCTTCATCTATCAGATGGAAATTCAGACGCTGCTAGATTTAAGAGTGAGATTCAGGAGACAACAGGCAAGTTGGTCTATGTGGCTGATAGGTAGGTGATACATCTTGATCGAGGACAAGCCTTTGATGAAGAGCATGATGGGTCAGCGGATTTGGAAGCTAATGCAGGCGGATCCGGAAGGCTTTAAACAGGAGACCAGGGCATACTTTGCCAGTGCTTATCCTGGATGGTCGGTTGTTCGGGTCAAGTATCCATTAGTGTTTTTGAGAGATGATAGGGGGCTAGATTGATGACTACGACTAGAGAAAAGATAAGTACGGCTGTGTTTGATCAGTTGGAAGCATTGCTTAATGCAGCCACTGAGCAAGGTACTGGTGGTACGATTGAGCACTTTAAGGCTGTAGCCTATGGAATTGGCGCTCAGATGGCTGTTATGGGTAAGCCGGAGCATATACCACAGTTTATCAATGTAGTGGTATCAGAACTAGGACGTGGGTTGGAAGCCGGATTGCAGACTGCTCATGGTCTCAATGCTCACTTAGATATCCAGATTCAAAGTTTTCGAAGAGATAGATAGGATAACTCATTTTAGAGGATAAGAGCATGGCTGTTGCGGAAGGGGGGAGTGCATGACGGAATCAGCCAGAGAACCAACTATATCCGACCTCCTATATCAGTTTGAATCCATTAGTGGACCGGAAGAGTACGGACCTGAAGGACTAGCTATCATGGTCGCATTGTGGCGTAAGTCTTGCAAGCTAGGTTGGAGATCAGCTTTCCAGATGACCAATACGGAACTAATGGTTCAGACAGGTATTAAGAGTCGAGACACTATTAACAATCACAGAAGTAAACTCGTCAGTGCCGGATTTATCGGGTACACGTCTCCCCCACGTGGAGGGTCTAGAGGAGATTATATAGTAAGTTTTGATTTATTAAATGAAGGTGAAGCTGTCCAAAATACGGACCACTTTATAAAAGTAGCCTGTGAACCTGTCCGAATTTCGGACTACTCTAGCAAAGTAGACGGTAAAGTGGTCCAATTTTCGGACACTGTATTAAAAGATCTTATTACTACTACTCCTATTATTACTGAGTTTGCAGAAGAATTTTCAGAAGATTCAGAAACAGATGGAATGATTGGTATTTTAAACGCTTATTCCAAATTGCATGGGAAGTTCGATTTTCACGTTAAACCACGAGAGCGTAATGCCATGGGTAAGATGGTCGCCGGAGGTATGCCTAACCCTTTTACCATCCAAACTATGGAGAGCCTATTGGAGGCAAAGCGCGAACGTGAAGGTGATAGATTCAAAATGCCAACTAGTTTTTTATACTATGTGGATGCAATCGAAGAAGCCTGGTACAACTCCCAAACTACCAACGCGCCGATCGTTGGAGTCGCCCCGGGAATACCATTGAAGCCAAAAAAAATGACTAAACACCAGCGGGAACAGCAACAAGAGATTGACGATCTTCAGCGATTCATCGAGGAGGAGGAACAACGTGAACAAACTGGAAGTAGCTAAGCTTTACAAGGTGATCAAGAAGCGTTATTCAAATTTTGATGCAAGCCTTGAAGCTGTTGAAGATGATCTTGGGATGCTGAAAGATATTCCTTACGAGATTGCTAGGGCAAACGTAAGACAGCACATCATGACCAATGACTTTCCACCGAAGATTTCACAGATTCGTGGGAGACTCGGTGAACAGTTGGAGCGACAACGAATGCGCGAGGAAACACAGTCCTATTTTGCACAACTAGAATTGTGGAAGAGGACAGCTGTTCCACCACCGGACGGAATGAGGGAGGCACTACATGCGAAGCTTGGCAGAACTAGAGCAGATAGATCCACCGAATAGCCAGGACGCTGAAACGTCTATCTTGGGAGCCGTCCTGATCGATGCAACGGGGGAAGCCATGGAAGAGGCATCTGCTTTACAGCCTAAGTCCTTTTATAACAATGCACATCGGATCATCTTTGAATCCATGGTTGAACTCTCTGAAGCAGGCGAGTCAATAGACATTGTGACGTTATCATCTTTTCTGAGCAATCATGGCCAACTTGAGACAATCGGCGGTGTGAGCTATTTATCTAGGGTAGCTCATTCAGTTCCGACCGCTGCTAATATCGAACAGTATATCGGGATTTTACAGGATAAATACATGTTACGTCAGTTGATCGATGTAGCTAAGAAGCAATTTATTGATGCCGTTGAGAGCGGCGATGCTCAGCAAGTTATTGCTAGTATGCAAGTGGCTGCGGCTAAGTTATCCGATCAGGTAGCACCAAAGCAAGAGTTTATGAGGGTTAGGGATGTAGCTATCGCGGTATACGAAACTCTGGAAGAACGATATGAGAATCGGGATAACGGAGGGATAACTGGATTACCGAGCGGATTTGATGATCTGGATGCTATGACAGCAGGGTTCCAAAATAACGATCTTATCATCGTTGCTGCTCGCCCTTCGGTCGGCAAAACGGCATTTGCGCTTAATGTAGCTCAGAACGTTGCAGTTAAAACGAATGAGACCGTGGCCGTGTTCAGCTTGGAGATGTCAGCGCCGCAGTTGGTGCAGCGGATGATCAGTGCAGAAGGGAATCTAGATGCTAGTAAGATCCGAACAGGTAGATTGGAAACCGATGATTGGAGCAAAGCATCCAATGCCATAAGTATTCTTGGTTCAGCGAATATCCTGATTGACGATTCACCAGTCCTTACGGTTCACGAAATCAGGAATAAATGTAGGCGTTTGAAAAAGAAAGAAGGACTGGGCTTGATCGTGATCGATTACCTGCAGCTGATTGCTGGGTCCGGTAAACGCGGTGAGAATCGTCAGCAGGAAGTGTCTGAAATCTCTCGCACTCTCAAACAGATAGCTCGTGAGTTGGAAGTGCCGGTCATTGCTCTGTCCCAGTTAAGTCGGGGTGTAGAACAACGCCAGGACAAGCGACCTATGATGTCAGACCTTCGGGAATCGGGATCCATTGAGCAGGATGCAGATATCGTTGCCTTCTTGTATCGTGATGACTATTACGACAAGGATTCCGAGAAGAAGAACATCATCGAGATCATCATTGCCAAGCAGCGTAACGGTCCAGTCGGAACGGTAGAACTGGTATTTCTCAAGAATTTCAATAAATTTGCTAATTACGAACGAGCGCATGATTTCCAACCAAAACAACCTGAAGTGAAGGATACAAATAAACGCCGGTGGGCGAATTAGGGGGAACGGATATGAAGCATTTAAAGAAACCAACACGTCGTCAGAAGTTGGAGATAGTACGCCGGAAGTTGCTTCCTGATAGTTGGCTGGTTGAACGGGACAATGGTAAAGAATTGGTTATAGTCAGCAAGGATAAGGGACAAATTCGTAGGCTACGGTGGGGCGCATGAGTGGGCCTTGGAGTTGTTGGTCCGTTTATGAATACATGAAAATGCGTTTCATGAACACCGGATTAGTTCCCACTCATGATGAACTAGAGATTGAATTCGAGGGGATTGATCCTTCAGAGTTACTCGAGGGGATCGCGGAATTTGAATCAGTGATCTGTGATCGAAGAGGCGGTGTCCAGAATGTTGGTTGATCCGTTTTTTCAAGAGATTCCGTGGGAATTAATATACGACGATAAAGGGCGGCAGATCGGTGAGGTATATATGATTCGACCGTGGCTTAAGCCAGTTCGGAAAGAGGTGAAGCAACATGATTCAGTTTACGGTGTACGGCGAGCCAGTGGCGCAAGGGAGACCAAGAGCAACCCAACAAGGCGGATTTATTAAAATGTACGACCCAGAGAAGTCTAGGGATTATAAAGATTATGTAAGATTGGCAGCCAGCGAACATGCACCGGCTGCTTTGCTCGAGGGTCCGATAGGAATGATGGTCAGCGTTTACAGATCCATGCCGAAATATTTGAGTAAGTATCCTGAAAAGGCAGCTGCAGCTGAGCGAGGAGAAATCCTTCCGACATCAAAGCCGGATGCTGATAACTATCTCAAAGGTGTGAAGGATGCACTTAAAGGCGTGATTTGGAAGGACGACAGTCAAGTTGTAGATGCATTTGTCCGGAAGCGTTATAGCGCTAAACCGCGCATTGAGGTCAAGATTAAGGACTTATCCTAATAATAAAAATGGAGAGTGAAGAATATGAGCTTTATTAATTTTAAAGGAATAGTTAAAAAGGTGAATTTGAAATCTGCGGAAGAAACAGAGGTTACTATCAGCATTCCTGCATCTGAATTACATGGTCAATACAATACCCTTCAAAGCATGCTTGATTGCAAGGTGATCGGAGGATTCGACTCACAAATTGTGACTTACAACATATTGAAGAATGCTCGAACAGGTAAACCAATTACGAGCTATGTCGTTGATAATACAGGACTCGTGTCAGTGGCTAAGCCTGATGGAGAGCAACTATCTTTAGATTTAGGTTTACCTCCAGAGAAGATCGAGATCAAACAAGATCCCGCAAGTATAGATATGGCTATCATTGAAGAATTTATTTTGAGCGGTTTGGCTCCAACGTTTGACGATCTAGATCATGATTTTATTGAGATCACGGGGCGCTTGTCTGAAGGTGACACCTACCTTAAACTTGCTGGTGAAGAAGATATGGGTGTTGGAATCTTTGTGATGATGGTGGACGAGTATCGGAAGCGTGTCGCTCCTCTTGCTCAGAAATGGGATGAATGGCGTAATGGCGAGGTTCAGGCGGAACCTGCAGCTAAGGATGACAAGGATAAACAAGCAGAGAATAATGCAGCTGAAGAGGATCAGGTCGATACTGGTAATACTCCTGCAGAAGAAACTCCTGCAGAAGAAACTCCTGAAGGTGGAGGGAGTGAAGGAGAAGTTGAGCCTGGTACTGATGATAGTTCCGATCTTCCAGACTGGATGCAGGAAGGCAATGATTCCACTGGCAACCAAGAAGTAGAATTCGAGGATCCAATAGGCTCGAACGGTGAAGATAAATACAACAAGGGTACTCCAAGTCAGGATAGTAGCGAACCGGGCGAACCTGCTGGACTTGAAGAACTAAAAGAGTCTGCAGAACCGACTGCAAATGTCGTAGTGGATAGAGAAGAGCTTGAGCAGTTCATTCTTGATAATAAGCCGATGTTTGAAGACATACCTTTTGATTTCCCGACATTCCTGAAACAGCGGCGTGAAGATGGAATGACATGGATGCAAATCGCCAAGGGTGTTGGCATACCGAGTACTCAAATCAGTAGCAAGTGGACGGCATATAAGAAACGTGTGGCAAGTCAAATGAAAGGCGGGGGAGCAGCTTAGGCTGTTTCTTCTGAAGGGGCAAGATTATGGGTGTTCTAAAGCTCAGAGAGCACAACCCTCACTTGGGCGATAGGGAAGAAATTATAAGACAGGGATTAAAGTCAGTCCGTAAAATTGCTCAGAGATACAAGTCATTATGTTATGCGAAAGGGATCGATATAGAAGATATGGTAAGTGAGGGAACGATCGGGTTGCTGTTAGCTTACGATCGCTTTGATCCAGGAGAAAGGGAAGTGCATTTCAATGCATTTTCCTTTCCTTATATAAAAGGTCACATGCTTCAGTTTGTTCAAAAAAAAGCAGCGATCATTCGGTTCCCACAGCTTCCTGGACAATTGGTTCAAAAGATAGTTAGTGAAAATTTAGAAAGCCAGACTCCTGAAGTGGTTTCAAAAAGGCTTAACCTTAGTTTGGAGAAAGCCACAGATGCTCTTCAAAATAGTAAGTTGGCCATAGTTGGATCATTAAATCAAACAGTTAGATTAGGTACTGGGGAAGAGGGAAGCGAACTTATTAACTTTGTTCCAACTCATGATGATGACACTGTACTCCAGGTAGAACAATTCATAAATACATTAGATTCCTTTGAAAAAAGAGTGGTTCGTTTTTTATTGGATGGATTTAAAATATATGAGGTGGCAAGGCGGATGTCGGTTTCAAAGGACAAATTAAACAGTCGTTTGGATGGTTTGCAAAAGAAAGCATCTTCGTACTTTTATCATGTATCGGGAAGTGAGGGAATGGATATGAGAAGGGCTAATGTAACCAAGAATAAATATATGGAATTACGAGCGCAGGACCTTTCTGACGCTAAGGTAGCTGAACAGTTAGGTGTCGGAATTAAAGTTCTATATAAGTTCAAAAGGGAATGGGGTCTTGTTAAGAGTAGGCCTGAGAAAGTGAATATAACTATGAATCAATATAAGAATCTGCGAGAACAGGGCTTTATTGATTCTAAAATAGCAGAACGTTTTGGCATCGGAGACTCTGCACTATATAAACGCAAAAAGGAATGGGGCCTAATTGAGAGTAGGCCCCAGAAACAAACGAACAATCAAATTTTGACTGAAGCTCATATGAACAAACAAGAATACAACAGTAGTTCTGATGTGCAATCTGTTCTTATGAGTGAAAGGATATCCAATCTTGAATCTGAAAATAAACTGTTATGGGACATGGTTACTTTATTGAAGAGGAAGGCTTAAAAGATCAGTTTAATGATTCTGATTAGCAAAGACCCCCAATACCTGACCGGGCGCGGGGGTCAATCGGTAAATGTTTCCTTCATTCTCATTCAAATATAACATACGAAGGGGAATGAGGGGAATGGCTATGGTGTGGGGACAAGGGGAGCTCTTTGCAATAGCGTCAAAGGAAGAAATACAGCAAACCCAATTCTACCTCGGAAAATATAAATCTATGACACTCTTCATGACTGATTTTGAAAAGTACGAACGAGAAATGAAACAAGTGGCCATAGATGGCGAGGTAGCAAGACGGATAGATCAGGAAGATCTGCATGCAGACAAAACGGCCAATGCTGTTATTCTTTCAGAGAAGCAAAAGTGGGTGTACCACCAGTATCGTAAGTTTAAGATAATGATCGATCGGGCACATGGCCAGATAATAGATGAAGAAGTTAAAGAGGCAGTAGATATCCGGTATCTGAAAGGATATAGCCGTAAGGAAACAATTATGTTCATGCGTCGAGGAGTTGCTCATAGTACGGTGGACCGGCGTATCGACGACGGTATCGTATCGATTGCCAACACTTTGAAGCTCTCCGGATTTTTCGAAGAAATCAGTGAGAAATTCTGATGACAATGTGGGATATTACAGGACATTATGAAGACCACTTGAAGGTTTTACCGTGTTATATTTATATTGTAGAAATAGGCGAGAATGACACGCACAGCTGCATGAATGCGGCACTAACTGAGGCGTAACTCTTCTCGCCTTTTCTGTATCTAAAACAACTATAGGATTCGAGGTTGATAAAATGGAGCAAGTATTGGAGAAATGGGAATGCTTGAATGATGATTGCAATAGTTCGTTTCTCGTCGATAGGCTCAGTGCTATAGATAAGATACTTACTTGTCCATTCTGCAGGGGCGAGTGTGAAGGGGTGGCTCATTCAAGTCCAATAACCGACTCGGTGATAATGGATCAGTTGAATGGTTGCTTATACCCTTATTAAGATAGAGATCAAGCGTGAGCGTTTACGAGTAATTGTTTGATTCTATCCATAAATTCCATCATAGATCGTTTGACTCCGATTTCAGCAGCTTGTTAAAATGGTCTTGTCCTTCCTCTATAGTAGCTAAGTACGTATGCTTTAAAGCAAAGAGCAGAGCGTTTTTGCTGCGGACGTTACGGACGCTATTCTTTAGATGTGCAACAAAATTATCGATTATCGTAATTGTTTCATCAAATAACGTACATATTCAGATCAAGTCGTTCCTTATGGGGCGGCTTTTTCTATTTTATAAATTAATATTTTAGGAGGAATAGTGATGAAGTTAAAGAGGGTTAAGGATCCACCGGTGTATAAACAGCCAGTTAAATGCAAGAGGTGCGAATGGGGCGAATGGACAGGGACTAAGCAGTATTGTGGTTGGCAGAAGTGTGTTAAAGAGGTGAATACTTCCTAAATGTCGAAATAGGGCATGTGAGGGAGGTGATTGTTTTGGGAGCAAGCAGTCGCAGGTTCAAATCCTGCCATTCGCATTGATTGCTTTCTAAAAAAATTAAACCTCAGTAATATGTTTCCAGCTATAGTATAATGGCTTGGAAATCATTTGTATCTGAAGGAGGAGTTTTTTTGGTTAAGTTCACTATAGAGGTAACAGAATTGATATTACCTACACATCGTTTGCAGAAAGATGACACGTTCAGAGAGTTAGGAAGGGGGCCTTTCCTAATCGAGGCAACCGATAAAGTATTTAACGATTATTCCCAAGCAGAAAAGTGGAGAAAAGACCGACCTATTGTCGAAGTCGGAGATACACGAATCGATAATATAGGTGCCAGATCTCTGGCAGATCCGTATTTACATATCCGCCAGCATAGAACAGCCAAACCGATAAAAAGTTACTTTACAAAAGACGAGGTTGCAACTGTTTTACGTAAAGGGAACGACGAAACCCACAATTTTTTAGTTGTTGATTATAACGGAGATGTTCACTTAATCCCACGGGGAAATAATCGCGAAGGATATGCTGTGCGATTTGAATCCTTCCAGGCAGGTAATGGTTATGTCGGGCAGAACAGCGGGCTGAATCACCTCAACAATACATACCTAGCGATGATGGAGGGTTGGTTAGTTCATCTACATACAGGGGATGGCGTATACCGTGATTATTCTGACGGTCAAAAGACAGTCGACGAACTTCAACAAGAAGCGGAGCTAATTGTAAGCCAAATGAATTTTTAAGCACCCTAACCGGTGCTTTTTCTATTTTTACTAAAGGAGCTGATTGTGATGGCGTTGACAGCCAAGCAGAAAACATTTGTACAGGAATACCTGATTGACCTCAATGCCACACAGGCAGCGATCAGGGCAAGGTATAGCATTAAAACAGCAGAACAACAGGCAAGTAGGTTGTTAAGTAATGTTAAGGTTCAGGAAGCTATTCAAAAGGCGATGGGCCAACGGGAGAAGCGTACAGAGATCACACAGGATCGAGTGCTGCAAGAGCTGGCTAAGATTGGATTCTCTAATATCTCCGATTACCTAAGTGTTAATACATCTCAGCGTGTTGTGGCATATAAGGAGACAGACGATGGTGAAAGAGTTCCAATCACGGATTGGGTCCAGTTAGTGGAGGTATTTGATACAGAAGTTATTGATCGCTTGAAGATGGATGCTGTTTCAGAGATTAAACAGACTAAGGAAGGCATATCCCTAAAGCTTCATGATAAGGTGTCGGCATTGGAGAAGATCGGACGTCACTTAGGCATGTTTGTTGATAAGGTGCAGCATAGTGGCACTGTTGAGGTGAATAACCCACTCAAGGACCTATCCACCGAAGAGCTCAGGAAGCTGATCCGTGATGGTTGACATCGAATTAATTAAACGACATGCCCGAATCGAACTTGCTAACCGTGAGTTCTTTTCTTTTTGTCAGGCTATGGCTCCAAACTTCTACAAAGAGAATCGTCAATATCTAATTGATCTGTGCGACGAGATGCAGGAGTTCTATGAGTCTGATGATGACATTCTAATCGTCAACCTTCCACCACGTCATGGCAAGAGTCGTACAGCTTCTATGTTCGCACAATGGGTGTTCGGCAAGAATCAACAGGAGAAGGTTATGACTGGATCCTACAATGAGACTCTATCAACTACATTCTCTAAAGCAGTCCGTAATGGTATTTGCACAGAGAAGGCAGATGATAACATCATTGTATACAGTGACATCTTCCCAGAGGTACGCATCAAGCGCGGAGACGGGGCTATGAATCTGTGGAGCTTGGAGGGTGGGTATAGCAGCTATCTAGCCACCTCACCTACGGGTACTGCTACAGGCTTTGGTGCATCCATCTTAATGATTGATGACTTGATCAAGTCGGCTCTTGAAGCAAATAACGCTGATGTGTTAGAGAAGCACTGGGACTGGTTCACGAATACCATGCTTTCCCGTCTTGAGGAAGGTGGCAAGATCATCATCATCATGACCCGATGGGCTTCTGGCGATTTAGCAGGTAGAGCCTTAGAACACTTCGCAGAGGAAAAGAAGAGCGTTAGGCTACTGACCATGAAAGCCTTGCAGGATGATGGCACAATGCTATGCCCTGCCATCCTATCTCGTGAGAGTTACGACATGAAGGTTCGGGCCATGGGTGAGGATATCGCTTCCGCCAACTATCAGCAGATTCCAATCGATATCAAAGGTAAGCTGTACAGCTCCTTTAAGACGTATGCCGATTTGCCAAAAGACTTTATTGGAATATATGCCTATTGCGATACAGCAGATCAAGGGTCTGACTACTTATGCAATATCATCTGGGGCGTGTATCAGAAAGAAGCATATGTATTGGATATCATTTATACCAGGGAACCGATGGAGATCACAGAGCCGGCAGTCGCTAAGGCTCTTTTTGATTTTAAGGCGAACAAGGAAAGAATTGAGTCTAACAGCGGAGGTAGGGCATTCGCAAGGAATGTTAAGCGGATCCTAGAGAGTGACCTTAACAGTAATCACACGGACGTGAGTTGGTTCCACCAGTCTAAAAATAAAGTGGCCAGAATTAATTCCAATGCAACTTGGATCATGAATCACATCTATTACCCAACTAACTGGCGTGATCGATGGCCTGAATACTATAAGGCTATGACAAGCTATCAACGTGAAGGTAAGAACGCTCATGACGATGCACCAGACGCAACAACAGGGGTAGCAGAAACGATGTATATGTTAGGAGGTTAAGAGAGTGGGGTGGATCAAGAATATGGTTATGAAGATGCTGAGAATTAACCCGGCTCCAGAGAATAGAATCATTACGATTACGGAGCCACTAAGCTACAGAACAAACGTGCTGCGTAATAGACTGTGGTATCGTGGGGATCCGTCAGAGCTAGATCAATTTTACAAGCAAACTGCCAATGACTCAGTGTCGAAGTCGCGCTTTTGGGCTGCTGTCCCTTCTGCTGACTTAGCGATCAGGAAGATCCATAGCGGACTACCCGCCATGATCGTAGAGCGCCTATCTGACATTGTTATATCGGACATGGACGGAATTGAGCTACAGACCGAAGCACAGACGGATCTATGGGAAGAGATTAGCCAGGATAATGCCTTTGATGAGTTGTTGGGTGATAGTATAACCGAGGCGTTGCTGACAGGTGATGGATCATTCAAGGTCACAGTGGACACAGATGTGACGGAATACCCGATCATTGAGTTCTATAGTGGAGATCAAGTGGAATACAAGCGAACGCGTAACAGGCTGCAGGAAGTATTGTTCTTTACTGATTACACCGTCAAGGATAAGGATTATCGCTTAGAGGAGACGTTTGGACGCGGTTATATCAAGTATAGACTTCTTAATTCAGACGGTAAGGAAGTGTCATTGGCTACCGTTCCTGAGACAGCTCAATTAGTAGACGTTACCTACACAGGTGATTTCATCATGGCTGTTCCGCTGATGTTCTTTAAGAGTCAGAAGTGGGCTGGACGAGGTAAGAGCATCTACGATAGTAAAGCAGATAGCTTTGACGCGCTGGATGAGGTTATCAGCCAATGGGTAGATGCAGTAAGAGCCGGCAGAGTGCAGAAGTATATACCGGAAGACCTGATTCCGAAGAATCCAGAGACAGGCGCTTTTTTAAAGCCTAACCCCTTCGATAACCAGTTCATTAGGATCGGTAGCGTCATGGCTGAAGATGCAAAAGGACAGATCGATATGGTACAGCCTGCTATTCTGTATGAGGCATTCGTGAATACTTACTCTAGCGCCTTAGACATGTGCTTGCAGGGTATCGTCAGTCCGGCCACATTAGGCATTGACCTGAAGAAGCTAGACAATGCAGAAGCTCAGCGAGAGAAAGAGAAGGCTACATTGTACACTCGCGGTAAGATCATTGACCGTTTGAATGAGATTGTACCCGAGGTTGTAGCAATAGCATTGAAGGTCTATGACACACTTAATAACCGTAATGCGGGTGAGTATGAAGCGTCCGTTAAATTTGGTGAGTATGCCAGTCCGTCCTTTGACAGCGTGGTTGATACGGTAGGTAAGGCCAAGGCATTCGGCATTATGTCCATCGAGCAGTCTGTAGTGGAACTATATGGTGATACCTGGACCGATGAACAGAAAGCAGAGGAAGTAGCAAGGCTTAAGGAAGAACAAGGTCTAATGGATGCAGATCTACAAGGTATTAACCAGGATGTACCACCAGATGACAGTGACACGAATCTAGAGGGTGTAAGACAAGCTGGGCTAAATGGGGCACAGGTTACAAGTCTATTAACTGTTGTCCGATCTGTTAAGTCTGGGGAAATCTCTACTTCCGCTGCAATAGCTTTAATCACATCATCATTTGGAATGACAACAGATCAAGCTAAGAGCATTCTAGAAGATGCTAAGGTAATTTAGAGGCGGTGAATTTTAGAATGAAACCGTATGATATCGCCCAAATCTTTGCACAGATGGAGATAGACTTGATAGCCAGTATGAAGCGTAATTTGTCCCGTCACGAAGCTTGGGAAAAAGAAGAAGGCTTTGAGTGGGAACAATGGCAGAGCCGAAAGCTTGCCGGGCTGAAGCAATACCGGAAAGAGAACCGGAAGCTGTTGCAAAAGTATGGTGGTGCTATTGATACCGCATCCGAGCAGATGATTAAGGAATCATTTTTACACGGTGCATCTGGTGTTGACGGTACAATCAGAAGATTATGGGAACGGTTGAAGTCGTTATTTGCGTCAAGCCGATTAACCGTACCAATAACGGCTGTTGATGGCACGGATGATAGCTTTTTTCGAATTAACGAGAAGCGTTTGAATTCACTAATCACAGCGACTAAACAAGACCTGGATAAAGGTATGTTTGCCATGTTGCGTCAAACAGAAGACGTGTATCGGCAGACGATCTTTAAAACACAGGTATATCACAATGCGGGCGCATCATCTTTAGGTCAAGCTATAGACAGGGCAAAAATGGATTTCATTAGTAAAGGTATTAACTGTATCACATACGCGGACGGTAGGCGGGTTAACATTGCTTCCTACGCGGAGATGGCTTTACGTACCACCTCTCAACGCGCAGTATTTATGGGTGAGGGTGCTAGGCGGGGAGAATGGGGTGTTAAAACAGTTGTCGTTTCGGCACATAGCAACTCTTCGGATCTCTGTTTGCCCTGGCAAGGCAAAGTATACATTGATGATGTATACAGTGGTGGAAAAGCAGGAGACGGTAAATATCCTCTCCTTAGTGGAGCAATGTCTGCGGGGTTGTTTCACCCCAACTGCCGGCACAATATGAGTACCTTTTTCCCTGGTATCAGCTCATTACCTGCACCAGTTGATAACGGGACAGCATCGGAGAACTATAAGGCAGAGCAACAGCAGCGTTATATGGAACGCCAGGTGCGGAAATATAAACGGCGCGAGGCTGGCAGTATCGATCCGGCCAATCAAGTGGCTGCTACTGCTAAGGTCAAACAGTGGGAAGATAAGATCAAGGGACATATGACTGATAATCTACAGCTTCGACGGGATCAAAGTCGGGAGAAGGTACAAGGTGGGATTTCCGGTACTCAGCGTAAAGAGGTATTGAAAAAACTTGCAAATACTGCCAAGATAGAGGGTATAAGAAAGCACATCCGATCTGATCAACAACCGAAGAATATCGATGTAGGACAGCATAATAAGCATGCTATAGGGACACATGAATATAAGCAAAAGCAGAAGGATTTGAATAAAAAAGGGGAGTTTGGCCCATCGTATCTTACGATTAGTCAGGATGAAGTTGCACAGATGGTTAAGCAGTACGCAGGTACAGGTGGAATTAAACTGAATAAAAACGGTGTTTGGGATAACAAAGAAACTATTCTTACAAATGATACTATTATTGGAAAAGCTGTGAATAACTTAACCGGAGCAGAAGCGGATACGACGGTATTCAGAATCCACTATGGAAAAAATGAAGTTCACATCGTTCCAGATTACCCAAGTAAGAAGAAGGGGAGGGAAAATAAATGATTGATTATCACGATTTAATCGGGGAAAAGGTGAAGGTAGTAGATAAAGACGGAGACATTTTTGTCGGACCTATCATCTCTTATGAGGTTGGAATCATGGAAGACTTAGATTATGATTCGATAGGGATACAAGTGGGGGAGGGTTATTATATCGGCATCCCGATTCCCGACATTGTAAGCTGTGAAGTATTAGAAGACTAAAGCACTCTCGAATAATCGGGGGTGCTTTTCTTATGCCCTGTCGTATGGCTTAAAACTAGGCGGCCATCACCGGACGAGACCGGGATACCTAAGCGAAGATGGGGGAATAGAAGATGACAAAAGAACAGTTTATAGCATTAGGATTTACCGAGGAACAAGCAACAAAAGCCGCAGACGCTTCACAGGAGGAACTTAAGACTTATATACCTAAGCATCGTTTTGAAGAGGTGACAGAGGAAAATAAGACTCTTAAAGGTACTGTGAAGGAAAGTGAGAAACAGCTTGAAACTCTCAAGACAACAGCAGGGGCAAGTGAAGAGTTGAAGAAGGAAATCGAGAAGCTTCAAGGTGAGAATAAGACAGCCGCAGATAAGTACACGGCTGACCTTAAGGAGCTTACCCTTACTAACGCCATTAAGACAGCACTGAACGGCAAGGTACACGATGAGGGCATGGTAGCCGGGCTATTAGACAAGAACAAGCTTGTAATCGATGGCGATAAGGTTGTTGGGTTAGAGGATCAGTTAAAAGTTATTCAAGAGAGCAAGGCATTTTTATTCAAATCTGAGGAAGCAGCTCCTAACCCAACCTCTGTTCCCGGATTCCGTATTGGGACCGATGGCAAACAAGTTCCGGTGGAGGGCAAGCCAGCATCATTGATGGACGCAGTATCAGCTCACTTCAATACAAAATAAGAAGGGATGATTAAACATGGCAGTAACATTAGCAGAAGCAAAGAAAAACGTACAAGACGCTTTACAAATGGGGGTTATCGACGAGTTCCAAAAGAATAACTTTCTCTTGGAAAATCTTACATTTGATGATGCTGTATCCCCAACAGGTGGCGGTGCTACACTCACGTATGGTTACACACGACTGATTACACAGCCAACGGCTGCATTTCGGGAAGTGAATACAGAGTACACCCCACAAGAAGTCACAAAACAACGTTACAACGTTGACTTGAAAGTGTTTGGTGGAACATTCCAAATCGACCGTATCATTGCAGGCATGGGCGGTATTATCGGAGAAACCACGCTTCAATTACAACAAAAGGTAAAGGCAGCACAGGCGTTATTTAACGATACTGTTATCAATGGTGACTCAGCGGTAGATGCAAAGTCATTTGATGGACTAGAAAAGGCGTTAGCAGGTTCTAGTACCGAGTACATTCCAGGTAGTGCTATTGATCTTTCAACTTCCGCTGCAATAGATACAAACTATAAGGTGTTTCTGGACGAATTGGATGAGTTTCTGATGGGTCTTGACGGTGGACCGTCTGCAATAATGGGTAACCTCAAGCTGATTGCTAAGATTCGCGCTTGTGCTCGTCGTGCTGGGAGCTACACTACCGCACGTAATGACTTCGGTGGTCAGGTGGAATTTTATAACAGTATTCCATTGGTTGATCTCGGGGCTAAATCAGGCACAAATAATCCGGTTGTATCTATTGGTACAGAAGCAAATGCTGGCCTTACGTCTCTGTATGCTGTGCGCTTAGGTTTGGATGGTTTCCATGGGGTATCAATGGCTGGGCAACCACCAGTTAAAACGTGGTTGCCTGATTACACTACAGCTGGTGCTGTTAAGACTGGCGAAGTGGAAATGGTGGCTGCTGTGGCACTTAAAGCAACGAAGTCTGCTGGAGTTATGCGGAAAATTAAAGTGTCATAAGGAGGAATAGGGTATGCCAAAAGTATATGCACCGAATAAACAGTACATCGGACTATCAGCCGGTGTTTCTTTTGTTAATGGGATTGGAGAGTCTGACGATCCAAACGTGATCGAGTGGTTTAGGGATCACGGGTATGAGATCGAGGAAAAAAACGTAGTGAAGGCAACAGGGGAAGCTAAAGCTACTGAAGCAGCAAAGAAAGAAGCAGAGAAGCAGATCAAGGCACTACGCAAGAAAGCTATGGAACTTGGTATTGAGGACGCCACTGAGAAGGATGCGGAAATGCTGACAGCGGATATCGACGCTGTAGAGCAAAAGTAGGTGATCCTATGCCCTATGCAACGATAGACGATTACGACCAGTATGGAGATGGGCTAATTCCGTGGGTTGACTTGGAAAGGGCCCTCTCCCGAGCATCTGATCAGATTGATTCACTAACCTATAACAGGATCATGGCGCGGTGGGTTGATAACCTCACGCCTTTTCAGCGTACCAACGTAATCAAGGCAGTATGTCGGCAAGCAGACTTTATGTACCAGTATGGAGACTATTTAACAATGCCACTTGCTGGTTATAGCGCTGGAAGTATCTCGTTATCGTTTAAGGCTGTCCAAGGTGCAGGAGGTATACAAACATCTGAAAGTGTTTCGAACCTCCTGACGGCTACAGGATTAACGAGTAGGAGGTTATGATGATGCGTGGCAAACTACCGTTTCCTAAATGGATATTGGTTACTCCAGTAAAAGTATTTCAAATTGAAATGTCAGAAAACGGTGAGCCTGTTGAGGAATTAATCTTCGATGGGCTTTGTTGTTTTGACGAAAAGATCAGGCAGACGCTGGATAAGGATCGCCGCCTGGTTACACTTTCAGGAAAGCTTATTATCGAGGGTGACATTAACCCAGATAAGCTGATCGAAGGCTTTGTTAAGTTTGGAGAGATAACACGATCCATTTTCAGGGCAGCTAGACCACGTAATCCTAATGGGAGTGTGTTTAGTACGGAATTGGAGTTGATGTAGATGGTGAAAGTCAAAACCACAATGAATAAATCAGCACTTAACAAGCTGTCATCCTCGCAGATCCAAGCTCTAACTATGACCGCTGATGCAGTGAAGACGGACATTATAACTTCGGAAGTTGTCCCTAAGCAAACAGGTGAGTTAGAACGCAGTAGTCACCTGGATGATTCCCTTTCCAAAAGAGGACTTGTTAAACTGGTTTTTGATACACCCTATGGAAGGCGACTATACTGGCACCCTGAGTATAACTTCCGAATGGACAAGAACAGCAACGCCAAAGGTAAATGGCTTGAAGCATGGATATCTGGCGAGAAGAAGAACTTTGCTAAGAAAACATTCTGTGAATTGTATCGGCGGATAAATAGGGGTGTGATCAAGTGACACTTGCTGAGATCCGCGACTGGTTAAAGACACAGGTGGATTGCCCTCAGTGGTATATCGGAAAGATAGAGGGTAGCAAGCCACAATGTATAGGCCTTTATAACATAACGGGTGCCACACCAATGATTGCTATTGGCGGTCTGGATAACACCAGTTATGCTTCGAAAACTGTCTCAATCTTAATCCACTGGAGTAAAAATGCTGATACAGCGGAGCGTAAGGCCCAAGAGGTCTACGCTACGCTATTTGGTCATTCAGGGGAGATTGCTGGCAAGCGCGTGATTTCGTTTCAAATGCGTACTTCCGAACCTATCAGTGTAGGAACAGATGATGAGGGCATTTATGAATATGTAATTGAAATGACTATTATTTACGAGAGGTAAGGTGGTTTAAATGCCAGAAACAGGAGTATTTCCCGTACACAATAACAAGTTCAAAGTTAACACAGCAGGGCGCGGGGCTTCCGTAGGAACTATGGTTACTATCAAGGACTTGGAAACGTTTAGTTTGGCAGTAGATAGTAATGTTGAAGAGTGGACACCGATGGATCTTGCGGGTTGGGCACGTCAAGCAGTAACGGGTAAGAAATTAAGCGTTAGCTTTAGCGGTAAACGTAACTACGGAGATGCGGGTAATGATTATATTGCTGGGACTCTGTTGGCTACGGGGCAAGACGTCGAGACGGTATTTGAGTGGGAATTACCTTCTGGGGCTAGGTTGACTATGGATTGTGTAATCAGCCTAACAACTCCTGCAGGTGGTGACTCTACAAACATAGATGGTCTGGAGTTCGAACTATTATCAGACGGTCTTCCAAAATTCACTGCAGCACCTTAACGTAGTTAGCATTTAAGAGGGCTATTAGCCCTCTATTATTTTTAAAATATGATTATAAGGGGAAATGAGAAATGGCTATTATTAATATTACTGATAAGTTTTCAGCGGATAAGTCTTCCATTCAGCTGGGAGAAAAGGTTTATGAGGTTAATAATTCGATGGAAACGGTTATGAAATTCGAGGAGTTAGCTGGGAATGGTTCCATGGAATCCCTAGTTAGCGCTATGGAATACGCGATCGGAAAGGCTGCTGTAAAGGAATTGAACATTAAAAAGTTGTCTGTATCAAACTTCAAACTGTTGATTACCGCCATTATGGCATCAATGCAAGGAGTCACCCTGGAGGAAGCTGGCGCCCGATTTCAACGGATCTGATAATACAAGTACAGGGGAAAGCTTCTATGATATCCGCGAGGATTGGGACTTAATAGAAGCTTCCATTGCAACTCAATATGGCATACGAATTAGACAACAAGCTAATAGTATGTCTTGGTCTGAATTTTGTACTCTGATTGGCGGTTTAATGTCAGAAACGCCTTTAGGGGTAATCGTAGGCATAAGATCAGAGAAGGACTCAAAGACCATAAAGAGCTTTAATTCAGAACAAAAGAAAATACATTCCGATTGGAAGAAACGCATAGCAGACAAGAAGCTTCTATCCCCAGAGATTATTGAGAGGGATATGGCAGAGCTTGAAAGGATGCTTGAAAGCATGTTTGGGGGTGGTAAATCGTGAGTGTTGGTAGCGTAGGTCAGATCGACTTAGATCTCGGGCTGAACTATAAACAATTTAGCGGTCAACTCAACGACATATCCGGAAAAGCTACAGGTATGGTTGGAAACTCCTTTAAGAAATTAGGGGGTATTATTGCTGCTGCTTTTGCTGTTAGCGCTATGGTTGGGTTTGGAAAATCAGCCATAAACCTAGCATCAGATCTGCAAGAAGTACAAAACGTTGTTGACGTAACCTTTGGTTATATGGCTAATGATATCAACAACTGGAGTCAAACAACTTTGGATGCTTTTGGTTTGTCGGAGTTGTCTGCTAAGAAGTATTCCTCAACCATAGGGGCTATGATGAAATCGTCTGGTATCTCGGGAGTTGCTATGGAGGGGATGTCCAAAAAGCTCACAGAGCTGTCTGCGGATATGGCGTCCTTCTACAACCTTAGTAACGACTTTGCTTTTGAGAAAATCAGAGCTGGTATATCTGGCGAAACAGAACCACTGAAACAACTAGGTATCAATATGTCTGTAGCAAATATGGAAGCTTACGCATTAGCCCAAGGTATTACTACAAGCTACCAGAAGATGGATCAAGCTGGCCAAACGATGTTGCGATACAACTATCTCTTGTCTGTTACGGGTGATGCTCAAGGCGACTTTGCAAGAACCTCCAATTCTTGGGCTAACCAAGTTAAGTTGATGGGAGAGCAATGGTCTATATTCAAGGGTACTATGGGGGCTGGATTTATCAACATACTAACTCCAATAGTGCGCGGCATTAACTTCCTGATAAAGAAACTTCAAATTGCTGCTGCTTATTTCAAAGCCTTTACAGAGTTAATATTTGGAGCACAAGCGCCATCATCCAGTACAGGAGCAGCGTTAACTGATATGGGTACAGGAGCTTCAGATGCTGGGGGTTCTGTTGCTGACGTAGGCAAAGCAGCTAAGAAAGCAGGTAAGGACACTAAAAAGGCGGCAAAGGATGTCAAAGGTTCTCTATCATCCTTCGATATGCTGAATGTAATTGGTAAGGATGCGGCTGACTCCTTGGCTGATGCTGCAGATGCTGCGGGTTCTGCTGGAGGTGCTGGCGCGGGTCTTGGCGGATTAGGAGGTATGGGAGACTTAGGAAACTTTGGAGACTTGGATTTGGGAGTCCCTAAAATTGAAGCTCCTGATATGTCTAAATTCGCTCCTGTTATGGAGTTCCTTACAAAAGTCAAGGATATGGCTACATCTGTAGGCAAGTATCTACAAAGCGCTTTTGGACCAACTCTCAAACAAGCTTTGGATCTTATCGTACCTCCTATACAACGTTTTTGGGAGACTTTGAAGAGCGTAGGTACTGACCTAATGACTTTGTGGGCACCCCTTAAATCTTGGTTGTCTGGTGATCTTGTGCCGTATATGCAGAAATACATCATAACCATAGCCACAATTTGGGCTGGTCTTATTGATTCTGCGGAGAAGGTATTCGGCGGTATATGGGCAGCGGTGTTCCCGATACTAGAGTGGTTTGTTACCAAGGGGTTACCTCTTATGACGGACTTTGGTACTGGTATGTTGAGGATATGGGACAAATTGTTTGAGGTAGCCAAGGGCATATTCGACAAGCTTTGGACAGAGGGCGTTGAGCCTGGGTTGATGTTTGTATCTGACATGATTGTTGATGTGTTAGATATAATAAAGGGCTTCTGGGACAAGTGGGGTAAAAGTATTGTAGACAAGGTAGTTGAATTCTTAGACAACATAGGTAAACTGTGGGGTAAGCTTTGGGATACAATACTCAAGCCTATCTGGGATAACTTGATAGAACAGATGAGAAAACTTTGGGATAATCACCTCAAAGGTCTTATAACTGAGTTTACAAACTTTGTTGGTAAGCTAGTAACAGGCGCTCTTGATATATACAACAAATTTATCTTGCCTATGATAGGCTGGCTGATAGATAAGTTTGGACCAACCTTTGTGAATGTATTCAACTATGTTGTTGACATACTGGGTATCTGGTTGGGGGTAATAATTGATATTGTTAAGGGCGTACTAAAATCTTTGGGCGGTATTATTGACTTCTTGGTAGGCGTATTCACAGGAGACTGGAATAAGGCTTGGGATGGAATCAAGACATTCTTGTCTGGTATATGGGACGCTATTGTAGCTATAGTAGTGGGCTTAATTAAGACACTTGGTACTATAATTACGTATATAGGAGGACTATTCAAAACAGCTTGGGATAAGGGTTGGGAAGACGCCAGAAAAACTTTTGATAGACTCAAGGATATATTGGGTAACATAAAAGACGACATAGTTGAGATATTCGGCAACATAATAACTTATGTAAAGAGTACATTCACTTCTGCTTGGGAAAAGGGCTGGGAAAATAATAGAAAAGCCTTTGATAATCTCAAGAACGGTTTAAGCACAATAAAAGAAGGTATAGTGAAGATATTTGATAACATAATTACCTATATAAAAAATACCTTTACAACTGCTTGGGAAAAAGCTTGGGGTGGGATAAAGGACTTTGTTGGTAAGATGGGTACAGCTATGGAAAGCTTGTTCAAGGGATCGATAAACGTCATAATCGACTCTTTCAACTGGATGATCAAGCAGCTAAACAAGGTGAGTATAGACATACCTGATTGGGTTCCAGGAGATTTAGGCGGTAAGTCTTTTGGGGTTAACGTTCCAACCATACCAAGGTTGGCAAAGGGAGGACTTGCTACAGCGCCTACGTTAGCAATGGTAGGGGATAACAAGAATGCCCAAGTCGATCCAGAGGTCATAACACCATTATCCAAGTTACAAGGTATGTTAGGGGCCAGTAATAACGCTATGGTAGAAGTATTGCTAATGATACTTAATGCTATAGAGACTCAAGAAACCTCTTTATCTATTGACGGGGATAAGCTTACAAGAGTAATCAAGAACAACCTAGCATCAGAGGGCGGTAGAGTTGGTAAGAGTATGATAACTGTTGGGGGTGTGTCTGTATGATGAAGGTAACTAATGGAGGGGAGACAAAGAAAATCCCTGCGTTCACCTCATATGAGGTAACGGTACAACCCCAACAAAAGTCTGCTGAGCGTAATGGTAATGGTAAGCTTGTTAGAGAGACTTTGCCTGATAAGTGGGCTATACAAATGGAGTGGGAATTTGGAACGCCTGAAGAGTTCTACATTATGTTCAACTTCCTAAAAGGGTTAACCCGAGTAGATTTCAACGTTTCTTTTCCTGCGCCAACAGGCAAAATAGAGAGTGGGGTATTTTACATATCTCCAATATCAGCTAAATTATTAAACTTTTCAAGAGGGGCTTCTGGCTGGTGGAAAACCCTGAAATGCTCGTTTGTGGAGGTATGATATGGTTCCGGTATCAGAAGCGTATAGCAGAGCAGTAAGACAAGGAACAAGATCGTCAGATGCAAGAATTGTGTTTGGGGTTGTAGACGTAACTGCGGGGGCTGATGCAGCCCTCACCGTAAATACCGCACAACCATTTACCCCTATTGCCTCAGTTCTTGAGGATATAACGGACCCCGATTTTAATATGGGAACGCTTGAGCCAGACTTGTTTAGATTGGATGGTAGCTTCTATCTAACGCCCGATGATGTTAATTCTACAGACAACCTTGGTTGGTGGTCGCAAACAATGTCTGCATCCGATAGAAGCTTTGTTACTGAGCCTACTTTAACTGTTCTGTTTGATGACATGCATAGCAGTTTGGGTATAAGCCTATTTTTTGGTACAGAAGAATACTCCTCTGATTTTGAGGTTACCTGGTACCGAAGTTCTGCTGTTATGTCTCAGATACTGGTTGTAGCTAATAATTCTCAAGAGGTTAGTATTAACAAGCCGGTTGAGAACTATAACAAGATAACTATAAGGTTTCTGAAAACAAAACGCCCGTATCGCTATGTTAGGCTAATGTCTATGGTTTTTGGGCTTGAGGAGATATTTGATAATGACAGTATAATATCGGCTAGAGTAGTGGAAGAGGTTGATCCTTCTGCCAGCGTACTCAGTATAAATACTCTGTCGTTTACAGTCCTGAACCAGAATCAACGATTCAACATGTTGAACCCTGGTGGGATATACGCTTATCTACAGAAGAGACAAAAGATCAAGGCTAGAAGTGGTTTATTGCTTGAGGACGGTTCCTATGAATTTGTGTCTATGGGTGCGTACTACTTGTCTGACTGGAAGAACTCAACCGGGCTAACAGCTTCATTAGAGGCGACAGACGTTATAGGGCTGCTTGATAAGACTACTTATTCAGCATCGCCTTTCTGGGTTAATGAGCCGATAATAAACGTATTGAAACATATTTTAACTGATGCCGGCAAATTTAAACTGTCTATATTGCCGTCAGTGGCGTCCGAGGTAGTAAATGGGTATATACCAGTAAAGAGCCATAGAGAGGCACTGATGGATGTACTTATGTCGGCTCGTTGCGTATCTAAGATGGATAGAAACGAGACCATAGTTGTCGGGCGAATCGACTATTCTCAGGGTGTTGAGGAGATAAGCTTTGACACTATGTTAGGTAATCCAACCATAGAGCAGAAAACGCTTATAACCGCAGTACAAGCTAATGATTACACCTACGCGCTAGGAGCTACAGCAACCGAGATTAACAAGTCAACTATGGTTCTTGTAGGCACTCAAGAAACTGTTATAGACTTTGGAGGGGCTGCGAAGAACGTTTCTGTTGTGGTTACAGGTGCTGGGGTTATCGTAGGATCGCCTAAAATATCTGCCGTATCAGCAAAGGTTGTTATAACAGGTAGCGGTTCCTTGACCATTACAGTAACAGGTAACGTATACACCGAATTCACAAGATCGGTTACGTTGAGTGCGGGGGTTCTCTCTGCTGGGGAGATTCCGCAAGTAGCCACTCTTGGAGACAATAAACTTATGGTGGGTAAGGCTGAGTTGGTTGCTCAGAATTTGCTAGACTACTACCAGAAAAGGATAAAGCAATCCTTTGATTATTGGGATAACCCCTCCATACAAGCAGGAGATGTTGTTGATGTAGAAACAATATTTAGTAAGTTCAGCAGCGGTGTTGTAGAAAGACAAGAGATCACCTTTGCCCCTAATTTACAGGGTAGGATTGAGGTGACGGGGTAATGCCTTGGATTAAAACTGTAGTATTCAATAGAGGTAGTTACTACAACGTAGAGGATATAAACAGAGTTAACAACAACGTAGAGTTTATACGTCAGTTCCTTCTTCAGCAAGGATACACCCCTGCGTTGGTTAGTCCTGTGAAAAGCGATTACCAAAAAAGCGATTTCCCTACAGTAACAGCTATAAACAATGTAAGAAGAAATCTGAAGTACCTACTCTCTCTTGTACCAGAAGCCTTGCGTGTTGTAGAGTCCACAGGATTTATTGCTGGAACTTTCTATGCTGGAGAGGAGGGGATAATCTTTGGTTCCTCAACGGTTCCAACAATAACAATCAACACAGCAAGGCTTCAAACGTTTGATTTTAACAGGGCAAACGAGCTAGAGTTAACGCTACAATTGTTATACGACACTTTGATGGCACAGGTAGACAATTTCAAGAAAAGCGGTACATTCTATTCTGGCGAGGAAGGGTTGATATAATGGCATACCAAAAGACAACTTGGATTGATAGGCTTGTACAGTTTCCACGTAGGTTCACCAAAACCCTAGAAGGGGCAAACGTTGTAACGCTAACGCCTGATCCTGGCACAATAACTGAGCTTGGTACTTTTGTATCTGCTGCGGTTATGAATAATATGGAGTTAGGTATAGAAAATGCGGATGCGGCAGCAACAAAGGCAAGAGACGATCTTGTACTTGCCAACAACGCGCTAAATCTTAAGGCTCCATTGGCCAACCCCGTATTCACAGGCACGCCCAAAGTTGGATCTGCTACGATGATTACCGCAGATAATATAGCTACCTACACACCTCCTGTGGATACAGGTAATTATATAGGAGGCGATATGTATGTAAGTACGTTAGGATCGGATACTACAGGAACTGGGCAACTTGCATACCCCTTCAAGACTATTCAAAAGGCTTTGAATTCAGCAAAGAAGCATCTAGTAACTACTTTAATAATCAACATCAAAGCAGGAACTTACCCAGAAGCGATAACCATAAGCAATTTTGATGGGGCTAGGGGCATAACTCTACAGCCGCACGGTTCTGGGTTGGTAATCATTACCAGTGATGTGTATGTTGATGCGTGCAGCATGTCTTCTATGTATTTTTATAATCTAAATTTTACGGGCAGTATAACTTCTAGGGGGGACGGTGGATGTAGGTTTATGTCCGTATTGGGTTGTACATTCACCACTAATTCCTCTTATGGAATATCGTTTGAGACGGCTGGCGTTTTATCCGTACTCAACTCAACTTTTACTGGTAAGCCTACTTGTATAAGGCTAGTTGGTAGCGTTCTATTATCTATTTCCTCAGGTAACTCGGGATCTGGAAACGCCGTAGGTATATCCGTATTATCGGGAGCAATATTAACTGTTAGAGGCAATATTAGTATTGGAGCAGCAACTACATTTCAGGTAGAAACAGGCGGTACAGTATTCAACACGCCTTCAGGTAAAATATATGTTTAGGAGGTATATATAAAATGAATGGATACGTGTATTGGATTACAAATAGGTCAATAATTATTGTTGTTGATGATATTAGGGTGGTTGGCGAGACTACTTTGGAGGGTGCAACATCTTCAATAGCAGGTGTTGATACAACAGTAGCAGGTATATTTATAACTGACAAAGTATTTGCTGTTGGCGATATCTTACCAGATACCCTAGTAAATCGCGCTTCTGAGTTTATCAAGAAATCGCCTGAAGAAGAGGCTGACAACTTGCGCAGGCGACTTGCTGATATTGAAATGGCTTTGGCGGAAATGTTTGTTGTTTAAATACACAGAACCTAAAGGGGTGATGGAATGTTGCAGGGATATAAAGTGCGGATTATCGCTAACGCTTGTATAACTCGCTACGAAAACGGAGAGCGCGCAATGGACTCCATTGTAGGATACTATAACCAAACGGAGGAAATAACGAAATCAATCAAGGAGGAAATTTTGATAAGAGTACCAACTATGGATTTTGAAGCAACAGAATAGCAACAGACTTACAGCACCCATGGAGGTGTTTTTATTTTGCCCTCATAACTATGTGGGCTATTTGTATTCAGATAGAAATGAGGAATATCTATGGATGAAACTACAGAAATACTGCAACGGTTGACTCGAGTAGAGACTAAGCTAGATGCTCAATTGAACGCTAAAGATATTGCTCAGGAAGCGTTGGGTTCGGCTAAATCGGCGCACCATCGGTTAGACGAGATTGAAGCTGATCAAAAGTGGTTGTGGCGTACCATCAGCGGATCAGTAATAGGTATTGTGATGGCTGCTATAATAACGGCTATTAAAATGGGGGGATTATAAATTGACTAACACTGAATTTATTAAAAAGATCGCAACCTATGCCATCGCTGACTTTAAAAGTACAGGTGTTCCTGCATCACTCACAATCGCACAAGCTGCTCTAGAGTCTGCATGGGGTGGCAGTGGTTTGACAACTAAGGCCAACAACCTATTCGGCATTAAAGGAAAGGGATCAGCTGGGAGTTGTACGATGTCAACGACCGAATATGTAAATGGTAAGCCTATCAAAGTGGATGCCGCGTTTAGGGCTTATAACAATTGGGGAGAGTCTATTTTGGATCACTCAAAGTTGATATTGGGCGGCGTGTCCTGGAATCGTAATCTCTATGCCAAAGTCCTGAACAAGGATGGAAAAACGGCAGCAAAGGAAGTGGCTGCGGCTGGTTATGCTACCGATCCTAAATATGCGGACAAGCTAATTGCCATTATGGATGCACATAATTTATATCAGTATGACGTGAAGAATGTGCCACCTGTTACAGTGGTTCCTGATAAGAAGGGGGATGAAGACGTGTCAGAGGTAGTTGAGTTGAAAAATACCGTCAAGCTGCAGGAAGAACGCATAGTGGCACTGGAGAGACGGTTGAACATTAGTGGCAAAGAAACATATGTAAGCGGCTATTTGGAAGCAGTTGAGGCGGCTAAAAAGGCAGGAGCTATTACAACATCCGCGGATAAATCAAAGATGGAGCTTAACATGATCCAGATGCTTCATAACTTAAGTTTATTTAATAAAGGGGGGAAATAAGCAATATGAAAAATCAAAACTTAGTTGATGTGCTGGCCTTCGCTTCAGTGTTGGCCGTTTTTGTGTTGGCAGGGGTGCAGCTGGTTAAGCAAACAGTGAATGTACGGAAAAACATTACACCTCTTATCGGTCTAGTGATCGGATTAGTGATCGGAATTGTAGCTGTACCGTTTACAGATCTCGATCTTAATCTTAGATTGTGGGCTGGAGGACTGGCAGGGCTTAGTGCTACAGGGTTATTCGAGTTAGCGTTTAACAAGCGAGACGGTACGACAAAAGAATAATATTTTCACTCACAAGTGCGGTCCAATGCGGTCCGTTTTTTTGTTTTGCATTACACATGAGAAAGAAGGGATCGCATGCCAATGGATATGTTTAATCCTATTAAATTTACAGTGGACATAGAAAGACCTACGAAAATCTTGGAACCCATGGTAACACAAAACAATAGAGTTATATTCGTCATTACCGTGCATAAAGCAGGGAGAGCGTGGTCGCTTCCGGACGATATGACATTCACCTTAACAAGCCAAAACGTTAATAGTGTTTCGTTTTTTACACCAACTCAAGGGATTAAAACAGGCGACAACGAAGTCACGTTTACATTAGGAAACGAAGAACTAAGCGTAGTTGGACGCGTCAAAGCATCTGTACAGTTTATAGATTTGGATGGACGTGTAGACGCACTTCCCTTTACGTACAGAGTGTTGGACGACATAACCAAAGAGGTTAATTTAGACGACAATGAGACATCTTTAATTGAGCTTGTATTACAACGTGCACCACTTATCATTCAAGGAGCTATTGATGCTACTGATTATGCGAGAACTCAAGGAGATATCATCAACCTGCAGTTGCGCGGTGATAGGGGACCTGAAGGACCTCAAGGCCCGGCAGGTACTAATGGTGCTCCAGGAGTTGCGGGCACGAGAGGAGATCCTGGGGCACAGGGTATACAAGGGATACAGGGTATCCAAGGCATACCTAGTGGGAATCCTAAAGGGGCTTATGCTACCTTCGCGGCTTTGCAGGCGGCCTTTCCTACGGGGAATGGTGATATCTATTTAGTAGCCGCTGATGGTAAGTGGTATTACTGGAGCGGTACAGCGTGGGTTGCGGGAGGAACTTACCAAAGCACACTTATTGCCGATGGGGCTATTACGGCGGCCAAGTATGGCAACGGATCATTCACGCGGATCAAGTCTGGTACGTCGTTGGGAGCCATGCAGGACGGATTTTCACCTACGAGCGCAGACATACAGTTAACGCGTGATGCAACTGATCCTACGAAGTTGCTGGTGAAGTTTCTGGCTGGTTCGATCTTCTATTACAAGAATATCGAAACAAAAACACAAGTCACTCTGGGGGTATTAGAGTATGTGATCCCAAGTGATTACTCCTTAGTGTACAATACGACCGACAGCACACAGTTCTTTGTTAAGGCGACAAACGCCCTGACCAATATAGACCATATATTGGTTTCGAATTACTTAGGTAGGGATGTCGTGAATAACCTGTTCAAGGCTAAGCCGATGCTCTTCTATTCAGCAAACCAACCAACATATGCAGTATCTGCCACTACAAATGATATAACTGTTAACTTCGGAACGGACTTACGATTCTTCGTTAAGACTGGAGATAGAGTGAATTTCGATGTGATCACCATACCTCAGGCAAATATGGCTGTACCTCATGAGTCTGCATTGGTGTGCAACCTGTATACAAAGACATTGGAAGTGCGCGCCTATGCCTTACTTCGACCTCAGGACATTATATTGTTTGCCAACTACTTCAAGAGAGCCATAACCAATGCTATACAAGCACTTCCTGGTAAGGCTATAAGTACTGTTTTACCTTACGGGGCTCGCAACGCTGAGTCGGTAACTACTTTCTCCTTTAAGGTTGATCAGGATGGTTGTGTGGTGGAGGATGAGATATGGTTGTTCCAGGGTGGCGTTTCTAATCATGATATAAACTTCCCAGCCAACATATATGTACTGGATAAGAACACATTAGCCGAGAAGGCAATCATCCGACATTACCTGGGTCATGCCAACGGGGTCGATTACAGGAATGGAAGGCTTCTTGTCTATAATGGTGGAGAGTATCCGCCTGAACTGAACTTGTACCGGAGCCCATATGGTAAGCTGTCTTTGAACGTAACTGATGCGGCTAACGTACAGATTATCTTCAAAGAGGGAAACAAGCTGTTGGAGGGTGACGGAGCTGCTTGCTTCGGGGAAAATGAGCGTACGGTTTACTACAATGCCGGGCTGAAGATATACAAGATTACCTTGGGTATGGGAATCAACGACCTGTCTGATACTTCAACTGGTAAAACAGACATGACGCGTTGGGGAACCTACAGAAGCGGTAAGCAAACTGATGAGTACAACGGAACGGCGAAGATAACCGATATTTACGAAGGTTACATCGACTCGAGTACCCAACCTCAAGGGATGCACTATGACGGGTTCTTGTATTTGGCTACTGGCTATTCTTATTGTCATGCCTATAAGGTGCAATTGAGGAGTGATCTGACTTTTGCCGTGGTGGACGACTATAAGTACAGTTACGTCAACTACAAGAACGAAACAATAACAATTGAACCAGAGTCTGTATTCATAATTGATAACGATATCTTTGTTGGGGCGAGAAAAGGTAATCAAGAATCGTTTATTGTTAAGATGGCTTTATAGCATTACTTCTCAATAGAATTCTTTTGCTTGTAGTTTAGTTTGTGGAGTATTATTCTTCGGCAATTGTTAATATAAATCATATTAGCTCCATCCCACACTTCAGTTTAAGTTATTAAAATTGAATATAGACCTAGTAATTTTGGAAACCCCACTAACCGAAGTTAGTGGGGTTTCCTTTTAGGTACTTCATATATTTCGTTGATTGATTGCGCGAATTAGTTTTTCGTTTCTTTGATCTGCTTTATACGAGTTTACGACTAATATTGCATGAATAACCCCTGGTACATAAAGACAAATTGTAAGAATAATACTTAGAAAAAACTGTCCGAATTTACCGCAAGATAAGACTGCAAGTGGTGGAATGAAACAGAGAAGATAACGCATGATCGATCCCCTTTGTATGAATATTTGATTTCAGTTTATCAGAACTAGGAAAATATAACTATACATTATTAACAAATAAAAGAAGAACTAGAGGTATAAGACCTATGCGGTTTTTTTTAATGTAGCATCTGAGCAATACGTTCTATGTCTTCAATATCCGCGTAGGGAATCCACGTAGGGCCTTCTGATGTACGTATCTTAGCCCGTTCAAGATCGGTTGATACTTCTGCAAACCCGTTAATTACCTCACCGTTATGGAGCTTTACAATTACCCTTTGACTACTAGCTGCAGCTTTATATAATTCCTCTCTAGATTTCATCTGAGCCCTCCCTTCATATAGTAGAATATTCTACCATTTTATGATTGAATCCTTCATTCGTGGATAAATACACTTGAATAAGGAACGTTCGTTCGCATATAATAAACACAAACAAACGTTCGTATAGGGGGCTGATATCATGCCAATGAAATACTTAGGGAAAATCGTTGAGATCGTGTATATGGATCAATCAGGAAAGATCACACAGCGTCGTATTGAAGTAAATAGTATCCGTAATGGACTAATTAAGGCTACATGTCTAATGACTAGATCGCCACGTACTTTCCGCATCGATAACATTTTAGCATGGCAAGCTCCAAGAACAACGATACGGGAGGCGGTCTAATGCTTGCCGATGCAGAGCGTAAGCTTTTAAGGGTGCTATATAACTATTCTAAACGACACAATGTAATACCCACTATAGGCGACTTGGAAAGACTGACGGGAAGGTATAGGAATGGTATATGGGAGAGTTTGATCACATTAAGGAGCTTGGGCTACATCTATTGGGAAGACAAGGCTTCAATGAATTCTATACAGATTATTGAGGGATGGGAGAAAGAACCAAATAAGTCTGTAGTTCCTTCCTCATCTTCAAGGGAGAACATTAATTATTGGACCTAGTAATATTAGAAACCCTACAGCTTTCGATCTGTAGGGTTTCTTTTTATTATTATATAGAAGGAACAGATTCAATCGTGTGTATCTTAATATCTATGGATT